GCTTGGTTGAGAAACATACTAGGTCTACAACTATTGCATCTTATGGTACTTTTAGTACTGGTATTAATATTCGTAACATTCACAACATAGTGCTTGCAAGTCCATCAAAATCAAAAATACGTGTGCTCCAATCAATCGGTAGAGGGTTGCGTACATCATCAAGTAAAGATTCTGTTCTAGTGTATGATATTGCAGATGATATCAGCTACAATGAAAGAAGGAACTTCACACTTAACCATTTTACAGAACGACTAAATATATACAATGAAGAGCAATTCGATTATGATATTAGTAAGGTAAAATTATGAGTGATCAAGAGAACGAAGATTTTGAAGTGAGTATTAGAGTATTAGGTAATGAAATGTTAGCACTAAAGATGGCAACTACTAAAACATCCAACAAATGGATGTTCGCATCTATAGTAACTTTGGGATTGTTAATTTGGTCAATCTCTATTTTTGGGCCATCAATTATAACATTCATGAATGGTATGGGAGTTTAATATGCATAGTTCTAATAAAAACGATATAACATATAAAGTTATTAAACTAACGAACTGCGAAACTATTATTGCGTCTTTAACTTCTGATAATGCTCATGATATAGAAATACAAAATCCTTTATTGATGACTGTTGAGCCACATGAGTCAGAATTTGGAGAACGTGAATCTTTAAATTTGTGCCGTTGGATTGAGCCATATACAGAACAAAAATATTTTACAATTACAAAATCTACAATAGTAACAACCGCAAACGCTTCTGTTGGATTATCTAGATACTATGAATACTTTTTAAAGAAGTTAGATGATTGGCAAGAGAAGAATCATGATCTAAAATCTAAATCATTTGTAGAAGACTATACTAATAATGAATACACCGATGAAGATATATACGATGAGTTATTAGATTCAATTGAAGTAGAAGGTAAATCTATTCATTAAACCTCAACATAGTTGAGTATATAGATAGAAAAGGCTTCTGTCAATTCCCTTTTTGAAAAAAGATAAATTAATAAGAACATTGACAAATATACTTGAATAGTCTATATTAGTAATAATGATACTCATATGGAGATTTAGATTTAATGGCTGAAAAGAAAACAAAGAAAACAAAACCGCATTATGTAGATAATAAAGTTTTTCTACAAGCAATGGTTGATTGGCGAGAGACTTGGACTGATGATAAAAAAGAAACACCTAAACCGCCAATTAGTAATTATGTTGGTGAGTGTTTTCTCAAGATTGCAAATCATTTAGCATACAGGCCAAACTTTATAAATTATACTTATAGAGAAGAAATGGTATCTGATGGTATTGAGAACTGTTTGCAATATGCTCAAAATTTCAATCCAGAGAAATCTAACAATCCTTTTGCGTATTTCACACAAATTATATACTATGCTTTTCTCAGAAGGATTGCAAAAGAAAAGAAACAAACTCATGTTAGAAATAAAATGATAGAAAATTCAAGTTACACATCTTGGGTTACTATGCCTGGTGATGATACTGGATATTCTGTTGTTGGCTTTGATCCTATGGTAATGCTTCCAGAAGAGGATGTCTACAAACCAAAGAAAAAGATTCCAGTAGTGAAAAAAGGTTTAGAAAATTTTATGGAAGATGATGCAGAAATAGATTCTGTAGTTGAAAGAGGCAGAGATTGAAGCTTGCAATTATAACCGACACTCACTTTGGAGCTCGTAATGACAATCAATATTTCAGTGATTACTTTTTTAAATTTTATGATGAAGTATTCTTTCCCACATTAATAGAGAGAGGCATAACCACCTGTATTCATATGGGTGATGTTATGGATCGCCGTAAGTATGTCTCATACAAAACTGCTACGGACTTTAGACAACGATTTATGAATCGTTTTAAAGAACTTAATATTGATTTACATATTATTATTGGCAACCATGATACCTATTATAAAAATACAAGTGAAGTAAATTCTATGGAAGAACTTGCTGGATTTGGTGAAATCTATATTGGACCTAAAATTGTAGAGTTTGATGGAACACCTATACTGTTAATGCCTTGGATAAATTCAAACAACTATAATGACTCTATGGATGCTTTAAAAACAGCTAAAGCAAATATTCTTATGGGTCACTTAGAAATTGCTGGGTTTGCAATGTCGGGTCAGGGTATGGTTTCTGCCGAAGGTTGGGAGAAGGAACACTTCAAGAGATTTGAAACTGTATTTAGTGGCCACTTTCACCACAAAAATGATGATGGACAAATATTTTATTTGGGAACACCTTATGAGATTTTTTGGAATGATTGTGATGATCCTAAAGGATTTCATATCTTTGATACTTCATCCAGAGAATTAGAACGCATAGTAAATCCATTTACATTATTTAAAAAGATTTATTATGATGATTCTCAAAATGATTATAGTAAGCATGATGTTACCAAATACAAAGAACATTTTGTAAAAGTTATTGTTGTGAATAAAAAAGATTTGTATGCATTTGATAAATTTACAGACAAACTTTTAAGAGCAGATTGTCACGAAGTAAAGATAATAGAAGACTTTAGTGAACTTGATGCAAGTAATGTATCAGATGATATTGTAGAAAACACAGAAGACACACTTACACTACTAGATAAGTATATTGATGAGCTTGATATTACTCTTAGTAAAGATAGACTCAAAACTACTATGAAAAGTTTATATAACGAGGCTCAGGACTTAGAACTCTAAATGATAATTTTTAAATATGTGCGTTGGAGGAATTTTCTTTCAACAGGTAATAACTTTACCGAAATTCAGTTAGACAGAAATTCAACAACACTTATTATAGGTGAGAATGGAGCAGGGAAGTCTACTGTTCTTGATGCATTATGCTTTGGTTTATTTGGTAAGCCATTTCGTAGTATTAATAAAGCTCAACTAGTAAATTCTGTTAATATGAGTGGAGCTATGGTTGAGGTTGAATTTGAGATAGGTTCTAAGAAGATAAAAGTGGTTCGTGGAATCAAACCAAATATCTTTGAGATTTACGTTAATGGTAAGATGTATAATCAAGATGCAAATGTTAGAGACTACCAGAAGTATCTCGAACAACAAATTCTCAAATTAAACTATCGTAGTTTTACTCAGGTTGTTATACTTGGTAGTTCTACGTTCATACCATTCATGCAGCTGAAGTCTCGGCATCGCCGTGAAGTGGTTGAAGAGATACTAGATATACAAATATTTTCTCTTATGAATATGTTACTGAAACAAAAACTAAAAACTAATTCTGATGATATCCGTGATGTAGAATATAATACTAGTCTAACAGAAGAAAAAATTGACTTGCAAGAAAAATATATTAATGAGATGAAAAAGAATAAAGACAAGCTTCTAGTAGAAAAGTCAAGTCTCTTTGCTTCAAATCAAGAAGAAATTCAAAAAAGACAAGAGAAAGTTAATGAATTTGAAAATCTTAATATTGCTTTACTAAACATTATTAGTGATGCTGATTCTGTAAAATCTAAACATCAAAGATTACAAAGTATAAGGTCTACTCTCAATGAAAAGCATAGAGCCCATTCTTCGACAATAAACTTTTTTGAAACAAATGAAGACTGCCCTACTTGTCAACAACACATTGGTCAAATATTTAAAACTGATATGATCAAAAAGAAAAGAAAAGAAACAGATAAAATCTTTCAAGGATTGTCAGAGTTAAAGGAAGAACTAGACAAATATAAAGAACGTCAAAAAGAAATCGTAGAAATTGCTGATGGTATCAGAGCTCACGAAGTTCAAATTGCAAAAGATAATGAATCTATTTTACAACTAGAAAAGTTTAATAGCACATTACAATCTGAAATAGATCAACTGAAACACGCTGATGTTAATAAATCTGATTATGAAAAATTTGGAGAGTTAAAGTCTGAACTCATAAATCTTACAGAGCAAAAATCTAAATTACTTGAGGACAAAACATATTCTGAAACTGCAAGGAATATGCTACAAGATACAGGCATTAAGACAAAGATAATAAAACAATATCTGCCTATTATGAATAAGTTAATCAATACGTATCTAACTTCTATGGAGTTCTATATTAACTTTACTTTAGATGAAAGTTTTGAGGAAACAATCAAATCACGATATCGTGATGATTTTTCTTATTCTTCATTTAGTGAAGGTGAAAAGATGCGTATTGATTTGGCTTTGTTATTTACTTGGAGAGCCGTTGCAAAGATGAAAAACTCTGCAAATACTAATCTACTTATACTTGATGAGATATTTGATAGCTCTCTTGATGGTACAGGTACAGATGAGTTTCTTAAAATTCTAAATACGTTAGGTGGTGAGAATGTATTTGTGATTAGTCATAAACAGGATGCACTTGCAGATAAATTTAGAAGTACAGTTAGATTTGAGAAGATCAAAAACTTTAGTCATATGAGTTAATTATGGGAAAACGATCAGACTTTGAGAGAAAACCAAGAGACTTTTATCCAACGCCGTTTGCGGCAGTAGAGCCTCTTATACAACATTTACCAGAAGGTTTTGCTTTTACTGAACCATGTGCTGGTGATGGACAACTATGCAGACACTTAGAATATTTTGGTGGAACTTGTATGTGGGCAAGTGATATTGAACCACAATTAGAAGGAGTACTTCAAAATGACTATACTGAATTGGGTGAAAATGAAGTTTTCGAATCTGGATACATTATCACAAATCCACCTTGGGACAGGTCTTTGCTTCACCCTATGATTGAACATTTTACTAATCTACGCCCTACATGGTTATTGTTTGACGCAGATTGGGCTCACACTAAACAGTCAGCACCATATATGAAGAAGTGTGCTAAGATAGTTAGTGTCGGCCGAATCAAATGGTTTGGTAACATGACAGGCAAAGATAACTGTGCATGGTATCTTTTTTATAACAACGATATTGAAACAACATTTTATGGGAGAACATAATGTCAACATATAAACTAATTGAAAATAATAACCCCCTACTTACGATTCCACTTACTAAGTGCAGTGAAGGCCTCGATAGGCAAGAGGTTAAAGATAATCTTATAGAAACTATGGAGGGTTGTGCTGGTGTAGGTTTGTCAGCAAATCAGTGTGGTGTTATGGAACGAGTCTTTGTGATGTACTCTGATATAAAGAAAAAAGAAATCATTGCTTGTTTTAACCCCAAGATAGTTACCGAATCTGATGACAGTATTCTTATGGATGAAGGATGCCTTTCTTATCCTGGCATATGGTTAAAGGTTAAACGTCCTGATGGTATTGAAGCAACTTATGAGGATGAACATGGAGAATTACAGGAAATAGCTCTATTTGGATTAGAGTGTAGGGTTTTCCAACATGAAATGGATCATATGGAAGGATCTGATTTTACTAAAAAGGTTTCAAAGTTACGACTCAGTAGGGCAAAAAAACGTCTACAGAAAACAAAAAAATTCCTTGACAGATCAAAAGCTGCGTGATAGTAAAATGTGATAAATATGTCACACTTTTAACTAAATAGTAAAAAAGCGACATGGCGACTAGCTCCCTTGTCGCTTTATCCTTGACAATTCTTGTTCTATGGTGTATTCTGTATATATGATGAGAAATAAAGAGGTTACTACTATGAAAAATAAATCCACTATTGCGAAGTTAATGTCAGAAGAAGATATCCATGTAGTATATAAACAAATGGATACCGCTTACTTCAACCCTAAAGATCGTGAACTAGGTTTACCGATTTGGGATGAAACTAAAACTACTGCTGATATAGAAGATTTGATGGTGTGTCATGAAATTGCTCACGCCCTCTGGACTCCTCTGGATATGTTAGAGAAAGCTCAAGTTCGTAAAATCAATTTCTCTTTTGTGAATATTGTTGAGGATGCTCGTATTGAACGTAAGGTACAAGATAAGTATCGTGGTTCGGTTGCAGTATTCAAACGTGGTTATCGTGATCTAACTGCACTTGATTTCTTCGGCATTGGTGAGAATGCCTGCCACCTGTT